CGCAATGCTTTGGACAACTCGTGACGGTAAGCGAGTCGATTTCCCATGCACCCACGAGACTGTTGCGGAGAGTTGCCTTTGCCACGTTGACTCGGGCCTTATGGCAACACTGACCGGCGGCGCATGGGGCTACGATCCGGAAGGCGACATAATGTGTATGGTCCCGCTTGACAGAAAGAATCGCGTCGATTAATTTCCACAGACGGACAAGCTGATGTTCTGCGCGGGCACGTCACACGCCGGTCAGCCCCAGCCGCCACACCGATGCGGCCCCTTGCGTAGCATTGCCAGAATTCCCCCACCTCTCGCGGCCCACAAGGATAACCAAGGGCTGAGTATTCGGACCCCGCGATAGCATTCACCCACCTGCCGCTGAGCGCCAGGTCCTGCTCAGCGCAAATGCTGAAGCAGCGTATTCCAGAGATCAGACGGCGGCGTTGCCGAGCGGACGAACCTCAACTGATCCGAGGCCCCGCGTCGAAAGCCGGAGTTGCGCCCCGGCCCGTCTGACAACCATTTGCCCCTCTCATAGTCCCCAGAGAGAAAACCCTACCCCAAGGCGAGAGCTAAGAGGGCGGGTTTTTGAAAAACATTCAAAGGAAATCAAATGGCCCGAGGCGGTAAGCGCGAGGGCGCCGGCCGCAAGGCAGGCACGCCCAATAGCGCCTCAGCAGCGCGCGAGGCAGAGATAAAGGCTTCCGGTATTACGCCGCTCGACTTCATGCTGTCAGTGCTTCGCGATGTGGAGCAGTCGATGGAAAACCGGTGCTGGGCCGCAGAGAAGGCGGCGCCCTACGTCCATCCGAAACTGGCCAACGTCGAACACTCAGGCGGCATCGAAGTGACGACACAGACCAAAGAGCAGCGAGACGCCGCAGTTGCAGCCGCTTCCCGCGCTAACGGCTGAAGACTACGCCTTCTCCCGCCTCATCGCCTATGCGGCATACCAGTGGCCCGGTTATCGGGACGCCCCGCATCACAGGCTGATCGCGAGGAAGCTGGAGGCAGTCGAGCGGGGAGAGATCACCCGCCTCATGATCACCATGCCGCCAAGGCACGGCAAGTCCATGCTGGCGAGCGAGTTCTTCCCGGCTTGGTATCTAGGGCGCAACCCTGACCACTACGTTGTGTCGGCGGCCTATGCTCAGGAGCTTGCCGACGACTTCGGGCGCAAGGTCAAGAACCAGATCGAGGACCGCGCCTACGCCGGCATTTTCCCGGGCGTGACGCTGGCAGGGGACAGCAGGGCAGCCAAGCGCTTCCATATCCAGGGATGGGAAGGCGGTTTCGAGCACAGCCTGAAGCAAAGCGGCGCGTTCTATGCCGTTGGCGTCGGTGGCCCGCTCACTGGTCGCGGCGCGCATCTGCTGCTGATCGACGACCCGGTCAAAAACCGCGAGGAAGCCGACTCCGAACTGATCCGCAAGAAGACGCGGGATTGGTACACGTCCACCGCCTATACCCGCCTGATGCCCGGCGGCCGGATCGTGATCATCCAGACCAGATGGCACGAGGATGACCTGTCAGGCTGGTTGCTGGCAGAGCACCAGCACGAGGGCTGGGAAATCCTGAACCTGCCGGCGATCAACGACGCTGGCGAGCCATTGTGGCCGGAACAATACGGCCTTCCTGCGCTGGAGAAGATCAAGCTGGCGATCGGCGCCCGCGACTGGTCAGCGCTCTACCAGCAGCGGCCAACGCCGGAGGAAGGCAACTACTTCAAGGCAGAGTGGTTCAAGCCTGTTTCAAAGCTGCCTGACCCGAAAACCCTTCGCGTCTATGGCGGGTCGGATTACGCGGTCACTGCCGATGGTGGTGACTACACCGTGCACGTGGTGATCGGCGTCGATCCCGAGGAGCGGATTTACATTCTCGACCTGTGGCGCAAGCAGGCCGCGTCTGATGTCTGGATCGAAGCGTTCTGTGACCTCGTGCTGGCTCATGATCCCATGGGCTGGGCAGAGGAAACCGGGCAGATCAAGGCCAGCCTTGGCCCGTTCATCAACCAGCGCCAGCGGGCAAGACACGCATGGTGCGCAAGGGAACAGTTCCCGACGCGCGGCGGCGACAAGGCGGTAAGGGCTCAGTCCATACGAGGCAGGGCGTCTCTCGCGGGGATCTACTATCAGGCCGATGCGCCTTGGTGGCCCGATCTCCGAAGCGAACTGCTCTCGTTTCCCGCCGGCAAGCATGACGATCAGGTCGATGCGCTGGGGTTGGTGGGGCAACTGCTCGACAAGATGATTGTACCGCGTGGTCCTGACCCCGCGACATTACCCCGCCCGCGTCTCGATTGGTTCGAAGAGCCTGACGACTCGGATAGAGCAGATTGGAGGCTGGCTTGATCGATCTGCAGAGCTACCACGCCGATCTGGTCGAGAAGTTCGAGGCTTCCGAGGACAGCGGCGACAAGATGCGCCGCAAGGCCGAGAAGGACCGGGATTACTACGACGGCAAGCAGTGGACCGAGGCGGAGGTCAAGGAGCTTAAGCGTCGTGGCCAGCCTGCCATCACGCAAAACATGATCAAGCAGAAGATCGACTTTCTGCAAGGTCTGGAGCGTCAGCAGCGCACCGTTCCGAATGCATTGCCCCGCACGCCTAAGCATGAGAGCGATGCGCATGCCGCGTCCGATGCGCTTCGGTTCGTTGCGGATGACAACCGCTACAACAAGACCCGCTCCAAGTGCTGGGAAGACATCCTGAAGGCCGGCTGGGGTGGTGTGGAGGTCACGGTTCGCGAGAAGCGCAGGACCAAGGCAGAACTCCAGGCTGGCACCACAATGGCCGGGCCTCAGTACGAGGTGGTGATCAACCGCTGCCAGTGGGACCGCATGTTCTGGGACCCCTACAGCGCAGAGGTGGACTTCTCCGATGCCGGCTATCTCGGCATGGTCATCTGGATGGATCGCGAGGAAGCGGTCAGGCGCTATGGAGAGGCGGCTGGCAAGGTCTTTGACGAGACGGTCAGTTCGCATTCCATCGGCAGCACCTTCGATGACAAGCCCTACAAGGCGTGGGTATCAACGGGCCGGCGCCAGCGTGTCCGTGTGGTGCAGATGTACTTCATCGGGACCGATGGAGAATGGGACTATTGCGAGTTCACCAAGGGCGGCATTCTCCAGTCCGGGCCTTCGCCTTTCATCGATGAGGACGAGCGCCGCGAGCATCCGTTCTCGTGGTCCAGCGCGTATATCGATCGCGAGAACAACAGGTACGGTGAAATCCGCAACCTGCTTGATCCGCAGGACGAGATTAACAAGCGCCGCTCCAAGGCCCTGCATCACTTCACGTCGAGGCAGACGTTCGGCAACCAGCAGGCGCTTGGACGTAAAACGGCCCGCGAACTCCGCCAAGAACTCTCGCGCGCGGATGGCCATTTGGAAATGGCTGGCTCGGCCCAGTTCGGCAAGGACTTCGGCGTCATCCCCACCAACGATCAGGCTCAGGGCCATTTCGAGCTGATGCAGCAGGCATTCCAGGCTTTCGAGGTCATGGGGCCGAATGCGGCGATGCTGGGCAAGAAGGAGGGCAACGAGTCGGGCCGCGCCATCCAGGCACAGCAGCAGGGCGGGTCCATTCAGGTCGGCCCGATCATCGATGCGCTTCGCGAACTCGACATGGAAACCTATCGCAAGGTCTGGCGCCGTATCCGTCAGTTCTGGACCGGCCAGACATGGGTTCGCGTCACTGACGAGATGGAAAACCTTAAGTGGGTCGAGATCAACAAGCCGAAGATGCAGCCCGTGCTTCGTCCCGCGCTTGATCCCGCGACCGGTCAGGCGGTCATGTCTCCGGTGATGGACCCCGCAACTGGACAGCCCGCGATGCAGGCTGTCATCGATCCCGCAACGGGCCAGCCGGTCATGGAAAATGCCGTCGCTGAGCTAGAGGTGGATATCGAGATGAGCGATGCGCCCGACATGGGCACGCTCCAGCAGGAAGAGTTCACCAACCTCGTCGAGCTTGCCAAGATCGGTGTCGTCTTCCCGCCCAAGGTCTATCTCGCGGCCTCCAATCACCGCAAAAAGGGTGAGCTCATCCGCATGCTGGACGAGCAGTCCAAGCCGTCGCCAATGGCTGAGGCTGCGCAGCGTATCCAGATCGAAGGCGCGGCGGCCGAGGTGGCCGAAACCAAGTCGCGCGCCGAACTGAACATGGCCAAGGCTCGCGAGGCGATGACGCCGGACATGCAGGCTCCGCAGGCTCCAGAAATCCCCGTCGAACTCCAGAGCATGAAGACGCTGGCGGAAATCGGGAAGATCGAAGCCGATACGGAGCAGAGCAGGGCCAGCGCGTTCAAGACCACCCAGGAAGCCCGCCTTGCGCCTGAGAAGGCCGCGCAGGAGGCGAGAGACCGGCAGGCCGACAGGCAGAGCCGCGAACAGCAGTTTCGTCAGAAAGCCACTCAGGCAGCCTGACCAGCAACCCGCCGCCGGGGTCAACGGGCGTCCGTGAGCATGTCCACATAAACCATGCGCCGCCGCCGGGCTTCCGGGCGTTTGTGATCCTCCACATCAAAGGAAATGCCACTCATGGACGATCTGGACACAATCATGTCCGGGCGTGACGCTGCTGCGTCCGAAACCCCGGAAGCTGTCGAGAAGGAAACCCAGGCCGCCGCTGTCGATACCGCAGCGACGGAACAGACCGAGCAGACCGGACAGGAAGGCGAGCAGAGCCAGAAGATGGTTCCGCATGAAGCCCTCCACGCCGAGAAGCAGAAGGTCAAGCGCTACACCGAGCAGGTTGCCAGCTTCGAGAAGACAATGGCCGAACAAGCGGCCGCAGTGCGTCGTCTCGAACAGCAGTTGCTTGCCGCGGTGGTGCCGCAGCAGTCCAAGGCCGAAGCCCCCAAGCCGAAGCCGGACATATGGGACAACCCCGACGAATTCGTGCAGTCGGGCGTTCAAGCTGCGCTTTCTCCCTTCCAGACAGAAGTTCAGAAGACACTTCACGGCATTGCCAAGGATGCGGCCTATGGGCGCTATGGCGAGGCGGTCGACGCTGCCGAGCAGGCGTTCATGCAGGCGGTTCAGACCGGCACCGTGGATGCGGCCGAATTCGACAAGGTGCTCAAGGCGCCCAATCGGTATTCGGCAGCGGTCGAGTGGCACAAGCGCGAGCAAGAGCGCGCCGAACTCGCGGACCCGGCAACTCTCAAGGAGAAGCTGAGGGCCGAAATTCTCGCTGAACTGCAGGCCAGCCAGGCGCAGCAGCAACAGCAACAGCCGGCGGCACGCCAGCCCATGCCGACTTCGTTCGCAACGTCCCGCAGTGAGGGAATGCGAGCGCAGCCGACCTATTCCGGGCCAAAGCCGCTCTCCGAAATCATGGATCGATGAAGGAACAGACCCATGGGTGAGACCCGCGCTGTCGAAGACCTAACCCCCCAGATTTGGGACGACAGGTTCTCGACCGAATTCTTCCAGAACAACCCGTTTTCCGCCTATTCCGGCACGGGGACCAACAACCCCATCGTGATGAAGGAAGACTTCGCTTCCAAGCGAGGCAACGGCATCACCTTCGAGTTCATCACCGGCCTCGACAAGGGCTCCATCCGTGGCCGCCAGCCTCTTCGCGGTCACGAGGACAAGCTCGGCGAGTTCGGCGACCGTGCGTTCTGGGACATGCGCAAGAAGGGCGTGTCCATGCACGAGATGGACGAAGACCTCGCCGCCATCGACCTGCGCAAGGCCGCCAAGGGCGAGCTGAAGCGTTGGGCGGATGAGGACGTGAAGTTTGAGACCATCGAAGCCCTCCAGATGGTGGGTCAGAACCTCGACGTTCAGTATGCGATGTCCACGACTGCCCAGCGCAACACGTGGAACACCAACAACAAGGACCGCATCCTCTACGGCAATCAGCGCTCGAACTACGTGAGCGGTGATCATGCGGCCTCGCTGGCGAACGTGGACGCCACGAACGACAAGTTCACCAAGTCTTCGGTGAGCCTGTTGAAGCGACTGGCTCTCATGGCCCGCCCGCGCATCACGCCGCTGTCGGTCAAGGGGCACAACCGCCGCATGTTCGTGGCGTTTGCGCACCCGCTGGCATTCCGCGACTTCACGGAGAGCCTGAACGAGACCGAGCGCACGGTCAGCGTCGAATCGAAGAACATGAACATCTTCCTCGGCGGCGACCGCGAGTATGACGGCGTGATCGTCCACGAGGTGGATGACATGCCGATCCTGACCGGCGTGGGTGCGTCCAGCGCCAATGTCGCCCCGGTGTTCCTGCTCGGTCAGGAAGCCCTCGGCTGGGCTCTCAAGGCCCGCTACTCGTCCCGCGAGCAGAAGGACGATTACGACCAGGTTACCGGCCTGGGCATGATCGGCAAGTGGGGCATGAAGAAGCTCGGCTACACCATCGGCACCGACAAGGCTGTCGATGATGGAGCCGGCGGCACCACCAACGTTCTCGGTAA